GAATTTAAGCGTGTTACACAATCGCGTATTCGTGAAATGAATGAATTAATTCAATCAGGTGATTTGACTGATGTTGATTTAGCAAAAGAAGTTTTAGTTGGGTGGGAGGGAATAGAAGATGATCAAGGGAATGAAATTAAATTTACACAATCGAAATTAAAACAATTACTTGATGTACCAATGGTTGCAACTGCTATCGCTTCTTCTTTCTTTGATTCAATAGTAGGAGCAAAAAGAAAAAACTAATAGGCGCCGCTGAGTATTATTGCAAAGGTGGCGTAATTGATGAAACGCAGAAAGACGCGGAAGTATTGGGGATCACAATCCCTGAGCTTGAACCGGAAGAAGATTTTTTAGTGCTTGAAGAAAATTGGGCGGCGATTGATTTGTTTTTAAAGGTTCAAACCCAATGGAGAGTAGGCGGACTTGGTAATCTTTTTGGGCTTTGCTATTCAGACGTAATAGAAACAGCTAAACTATATGCAATACCGAATCTTGTTGAAGTGTTTGAAGATCTTCAAGTAATAGAAATAACGGTTATGAGCCTTTTGAATAAAGAAGGGAAGAAATAATGGCAAAATTTAATGTTTTAATTGCAGCGAAGACGACAGGAAAGGCAGGAATAACAGCCCTTGGAAATTCCATGCAAGGGTTAGCGGGAAAAATGAAAAACGTCCAAGCGTCAATGCTTGGAATGAATAAAGTCTTTGGCGTCTTTATTGCGTTAGCTGCTGCCGGCGGATTAGCTAGAACGATTAAACAATCCATTGATTTAGCGGATTCCTTCGGGAAGATGAGCGATCAAACAGGGATTGCAGCAAATACTTTGATGGCATACGTAGATGCTGGAAAATTGGCAGGGGTTAACCAAGAACAAATTGATAAAGGTTTAAGGCGGTTATCTAGGTCAATTGTTGAAGCTGATCGAGGTATTGCAACTTATAAAAGATCGTTTGATACGTTAGGAATTTCAGTCAGAGATAATAACAACGAATTAAAAACGACAGAAGTTGTATTTGGCGAAATTGCTGAAAAGTTTTCACAGTTAGAAAATGGAGCAACAAAAGCGGCTGTAGCTCAAGAATTATTTGGAAGATCAGGCGTTAATTTAATTAATTTACTAAATAACGGTAAGGCGGCTTTATCTGAATTTAATGTTGAGCTAAGTCAAAATTTTGCTCAAAACGCTGAATACTTTAATGATCAAATTGCGGTGATGGGAATAAGGTTAAAGAATTTTAGATTATCTCTGACTGATGATTTATTACCGGCTTTAAATTCTAGCGGTGAAGCTTTTGGTGATCTATTTGAGCAAGAGGGTTGGGAAGAGTTTTTCTTGATTATTGAAGCAGGTTTTAGAACGATTTCCGCCGCTGTTTTTGCGACTGTCGCTGTTTTAAAATTCTTTGGTAGAACTATAATTGATGTTGGAAAAATAGCTTGGAATGTTGCCAAGTTAGATTTTAAGGAAGCAGGGAAGATAATAGATGAAGGCTTATCTGATACAGCGGAACAGGCGGGAGAGGATTTTAAGAACCTTTGGAAAATTATTAGTGATACATCTAATGCCCCTGAAAACTATACAAATCAAATTAAGGGTTTAGCTGCTCAATTAGAAAAAACTTTTGGCGGATCTATGAGGGCCAAACTTGATAAATTCACAACACAAATGCAAGATTTCGGCGGCATGGTTGCTGATGTAGTCATTAAATCGTTTAAGGGTCTTGAGGATCAGTTGGTTTCGTTTGTCACAACGGGCAAAATGGAATTTAGAAAGTTAGCGCAAAGCATTATTGCTGATATGGCACGAATAGCAATTAGAGCAACAATTATAAAACCGATCATGGCAGGGTTTGGACTTACAGGATTTGCGAAAGGTGGAGTTTTTGAGAATGGGAATCAAATAAAAGCTTATGCAAAAGGGGGTGTAGTTAATAGGCCCACAATGTTTGCTATGGGAGGAACTGGCAATTTTGGAATAATGGGCGAGGCAGGCCAACCAGAAGCGATTTTACCTTTGACAAGACGAAACGGCGTTCTAGGTGTTGAAGGTGGAGGCGGTACAAATGTTGTTGTTAATGTTGATGCGTCAGGTACAGACGTACAAGGCGATGAACAACAAGGAAGAGCATTAGGTCAATTAATCGCGGCAGCCGTTCAGTCTGAATTAGTACAACAGTCAAGACCCGGAGGAATCCTTAACCCTGCTTAATTATGGCTACTTTCTCTTATACCCCTTCATTTCCTGCGACTGAGAACAGCGCACCAATAGTAAGAACAACCGTTTTCGGTGAAGGCTATCAACAAAGGATTCAATTCGGCCTTAATCGTGATCCTAAAAATTGGTCTTTAACCTTTGCTAATAGAGACGATACAGAGCGAGACAATATCATCACATTCTTAGAAGCAAGAACAGGGACAGAATCGTTTGATTGGACACCGCCAAGAGGTAGCGCCGGGAAATTCATTTGTCGGTCATGGTCAACCAAAATGCCTAGATATGGCAGAACAACAATTAATGCAGAATTTGAAGAGGTGTTTGAACCATAAATGCCAATACCTGTAAGTGAACTACAAAAAATCAACCCTAGTTCTGTTATAGAACTATTTTCTTTAACGCTTGATAGTACGCTTCACGGTGCTTCTACTGTTTATAGATTTCATAACGGCGCCAATATGAACGCAAATGGTGAAGTCGTTTGGGCTGGTAATGCTTATCAACGTTTCCCCGTGGAATGTGATGGGTTTGCATATTCTGGAAAAGGAACCTTACCAAGACCACGAATTAGGATTTCAAATATTCTTGGAACCATTACTAGCTATATCTCAACCGTTAACGCTACAACGGCGGGGAACGATTTAAACGGGGCAAAACTAACAAGGATTAGAACATTAGCTAGATATATTGACGCCGCTAACTTTTCAGGGGGAACTAACCCATACGGAACACCCGACGCAAGCGCCGCTTTCCCTGAAGAAATATATTTTTTAGATCGTAAAACGACAGAAAACAGAGACATCGTTGAGTGGGAATGTTGCGCTGCTTTTGATCTCGTTAATGTTCGTGTTCCTTTACGTCAAGTGACCCGCACAGATTTTCCCGGTGTTGGGACTTTTATTTAATTATGAACTGGAAAGAATCAGCCTTAATTCACGCAAAAGAAACAAACACAAAAGAAGTTTGCGGCCTTATTTGCATTGTTAAAGGTAGAAAGAAATATTGGCCTTGTGAAAATATTGCAGATGATCCGACTGATGGTTTTTGCTTGTCACCCGATGATTGGATGAAAGCAGAAGACGCGGGGGAATTAGTCGGGGTCTTTCACTCTCACCCATTTGCTTCGCCGCAACCTAGCCAAGTAGATCTTTCAAGTTGTGAGCATTTAGGTTTACCGTTTTATATTGTTAACCCACAAACTGAACAGTGGCACGAATTTAAACCAACAGGATATAAAGCGCCGTTAATTGGTCGTCAATGGGCATGGGGTTCAAGTGATTGTTGGACTTTAGTCATTGATTATTTTGCTGAAAAAGGTTTAAAAGTCATGGATTGGAAAAGACCAAACAAGCCGGAAGAAATATTAACCAATGGCATATTTGAAAGATTAATACCGCGCAGTAATTTTGTTGAAATAGACGATAATAGAGAAATGCTACCGGGTGATTTGTTATTGATGAAATTTACCGGCCCTGATCCTGACCATGTTTCCATTTATATCGGTGAACAAATGGTTTTACATCACATGGCGGGGCGTTTAAGTTCTCGCGATTTATACAATCAGTTTTTGATTGATGCAACTGTTAGGAGGTATCGTCATGCTGCGTAAAATTAAAGTGTATGGAGCTTTAAAAAAGTTTCTTAATTGGGAGACAGGTACGTTTCTAGCTGATATTTCTAACGTTGCAGAGGTAGGGCGTTTTTTAGTTGCTAATTGGCCGGATATTGAGAAACACATGAAAGATCAACACTATAAAGTTTTTGTTGGTAATTACAATCTGGGAAAAGAAGAATTAAATTTTCCTATTGGTCAAACAGAAGAAATAAGGATTGTTCCGGTTGCTGTTGGTGCTAAAGGTTTCTTTAAAAGTGGAATCGGAAAAGTAGTAGCAGGTGCGGCTTTAATTGCAGCGCCTTATTTAGCGCCGGCTTTAGCAGGTACGGCCATAGGGGTAACAACATTAGGAGCAATTTCAACAGGTATAGGGGTTAGTCTTGCTTTAGGTGGCGTTTCTCAAATGCTGACGCCAACGCCAGACATTCCAACATTTAGCGGCGGGGATTCTGGTTTAGATCCGCAAAGTAACTATTCATTTAGTGGCGTTCAAAATGTGTCCCGTTCAGGTGTCCCCGTTAATTTAATTTTTGGGGAAATCTTCAGCGGTTCCGTTATTGTTAGCGCTGGGATTGATACCGTTCAAGTTAAAGGAACTGCCTAATGGTACTTTTCAATAGGGAGATTTTACATGCGGTTTCTCCGCTTTTAACTGACCCAACGTTACCGAAAGATGTACTTGGTTCAAAGCAATTTGCAACCTTTATTGAGGTATTAGGAGAAGGCGAGATTGAAGGCTTTCCAAGTGCGGCGGCTTATACAAAAGGAACAAATAATTATAATTTAGCGGCGTTAAAAGATGTTTACTTAAATAAAACTCAAATCCTTAAATCTTCGGCTGATGTAACCAACCTACAAGATACAGATTATAACTTTAGAGATGTAGAGTTCACACCGCGTTTTGGTACATCTAACCAAACATATATAGGTGGGGTAAATAATATTGAAACTGAATTTAATGTTGGAACTGCTGTTACTTATTCATCTTCTGTATCAAGGACTTTAACAAGCAATATTGACGCTGTTAGGGTAACTATTGGTGTTCCTAGATTACAGCAGTTTAATGATGACGGTACTATTTCAGGATTAACTACTTATGTCACAATTCAAATTACAGATAATAACGGAACAGTCGCAACGCCAATTAGTGATGATGCAATTAGTGGCAGAACTTCAAGCGCATATTTCAAAGATTATCTAATAAGTTTTAACGATGGTTCTCTCGTTCATCCTTTAACGGTCACAGTGAAAAGAACGGCGGCAGATAATACCGACCCAAAAAAACATGATGCTTTTAATTGGTCATCTTATACAGAAATTTTATTTGAACAAAGAGCATATGCAAATACGGCGCATGTTGCTTTAAGGTTTGATTCTGAGCAATTTCCACAAACCCCAAATCGTTCATATCGTGTTCGTGGATTAAAAATCCCTATACCGTCAAATGGGACAGTTGATTCAACAACGGGAGCTATTAGTTATTCAGGAAGTTGGAACGGATCATTTAAAACTGACCCTGAATGGACAACAGACCCCGCTTGGATACTCCATGAATTATTAGTTAATACTCGTTGGGGCTGTGGCGCTCATATCTCAGCCAGTCAACTTTCTAAATATGATTTTTATGCTGTTTCGCAATATTGCGGCGCAAGTGTTGATGATGGCAACGGAGGAACAGAACCAAGGTTTGCAATTAATGGAGTTGTACAGCAACAAGTCGACGCATATCGATTAATTAATGATCTTTGTTCTGTAATGCGTTGTATGCCCTTTTGGAGTACGGGCGCCTTAACGATTTCACAGGATTCACCAAAAGACGCAAGTTATCTATTCACGCTCGCCAACGTGGGAGAAGGTGGCTTTACTTATTCCGGTTCATCATTAAAGAGTCGTCATACCGTTGTTAATTGCGGTTATTTCGATATGGAAACGCAAGAGATAGATTATGAGGAGGTAGTTGATAGTATGGCCAAAACAAAATATGGCGCAGTTGTTAAACAGGTAAGGAGCCTTTTTTGCACATCACGAAATCAGGCGGCACGTTTAGGTCGTTGGCTTCTTTATACAGAACAAAATGAATCTGAAATTGTAAGTTTTACAATTGGATTATCAGCAGGCGTATTAATCAGACCCGGCGCAGTTATAGAGATTAGTGATCCTGTCAGGGCTGGTGTTCGGCGCGGTGGCTTAATTAAATCAGCAACTACAACAGTTATAACCGTAGATAACACTGACCAAACAGATCTACCAACAACAAACAATCCCACCCTTTCCGTTGTTCTTTCTGATGGTTCCGTTGAGACAAAAACAGTTAGTGGAATCGTAGGCGCAGCAATTACGGTTAGTTCTGCTTTTAGTTCAGCGCCAAATAGTAATTCAGTATGGATCTTGCAAAACGACACAGTACAGACAACCCAATGGCGCGTTTTAACAATTACAGAAGAAGAGGGTGTTAATTATGTTGTTACGGCGCTTCCTTATAACTCTGGAAAATACGCTTATGTAGAAGACGGTTCAACATTACCAACAAGAAATACAAGTGTTTTAAATACACCCCCTGATGCTCCCGGTTCTTTATCTGCTACTGAGCAATTTTATGAAGAAAATAATCAAGCAAAAGTAAAAATTATTGTTAGCTGGCAATCAGTCCCAAGAGCAAATAGTTATAGGGTTCAATGGAGAAAAGGCAGCGATAATTTTGTTTCTGCTGATGCTTTATCAAGACCTGATTATGAAATCCTTGATGCAACGGCGGGTGAATATGAAGTAAGGGTCTTTTCTATTAATGGCGTTGGGATTCCTTCTACTGTTCCTAGTGAATTAAGTTATACAGCCGTAGGAAAAACAGCAGTACCTAGCGCACCAACTAATCTTTTCTTTGAAGCAATCAACGCAAATACTGGAAGACTGACATGGGATCAAACAACCGACCTTGACGTGAAATTAGGCGGTAAATGTGTATTTAGGCATTCCAATAAAACCGATGGAACAGCAACATTTTCAAACGCTGTAACGCTTATCGCTGCAAAAGCTGGAAGTCAAACAGAAGCAACGATACCAATGGTAGAAGGTGAGATATTTTTAGCCTTTGAAGACTCAGGCGGCAGAATATCAAGTGCGACTTCAATTGTTATTGATCTTCCTGATCCTATTGGCGCTTTAGCTGTTCAAACAAGACGAGAAGATTCGGACTCGCCACCATTTCAAGGCACTAATTCTGATACCTATTACGAAGAAGATATAGATGCTTTAACGCTTCAGGGGACTTCAATGTTTGATACGGTTGCTGATGTTGACGCAATGGTTGATTTTGATATTTCAACAGGGGTTGATTCTGAGGGAACATATACCTTTGCAAACAAACTTGATTTAGGCGCTAAATTCTCACTTGATTTAAAACGTCATTTTGTCACTAGGGGATATTTACCTGCTGATGATTTCGACGCGGTGGCTGATGTTGACGCGATCAACGATTGGGATGGCGCGGCGGTATTAAATGTAGATGCAAGATTGTATTTAAGATCTACTGATGATGATCCGGCATCTGGCGGTGCTAGCTGGTCAGGTTGGAAAGAGTTTATTAATGGTACTTTTACAGGCCGAGGCTTTGATTTTAAAACGATTCTTACAAGTACTAATACAGATGAAAATATTCTTGTTGATGAGTTGGGTTATACGGCCACACTTCAAAGGAGACAAGAACAAAGCACCGGGGCGGTTGCATCTGGGGCAGGTAGTAAAACAGTTAATTTCGCTAAAAACTTCTTTACCGGAACTGGGAGTTTAGGTGGTACGAATGCTTACTTACCTTCGATTGGTATTAATGCGATGAATCTTGTAAGCGGTGACTATATCGAGATGGGAACGGTAACAGGTAGTTCTTTTGTTGTGACCTTTAAAAATTCAAGTAATGCCGCAGTTGATAGAAATTTCACTTGGTCGGCGGTAGGTTACGGCAAAGCAGTATAGAATAACGCTAATGATACGTATGAGTTAGAAAATGGCACAAGCTGATGGAGTAGTTGCAAACGGTACGGGTTCGGCTGTAAGAAGTGACATTAATACGCAATATGCCGCCTTATGGTCTAATCATTCGGGAAGTACTGAACCGAGTACGGGAAAAGTTGCTTATCAATTCTGGGCTGATACAAACACAAGCATTTTAAAAATAAGAAATAGCGCTAATAATGCATGGATTAATTTATTTACTTTAGCGGGTGGAATAGATGTTGATGCGGCATCAAATTTCAATGAAGATGTTACGTTTACTGGTGTTACGGCTGGTAGAAATGCTTTCTGGGATAAGTCACAAAATTCTTTAGAACTTGGTGATTATACATACTTAAAATTTGGATCTGATGAAGATCTTACTGTTTGGTCTAATGATACTTTATCGGCAATAAACAATAAGACTGGTGAGTTGAGAATACTATCAGGAAATAATGTAAGAATA